AGGACCCTAAGACTACGCTCCTGAACCTGATCAAGAACAACATCAGGGTCACCCAGGACAAGGGTCAACCAGCCAGTGTGCGCGTTAGTGAGGACTGGTTTAACGGCGAACTTTTCAAGAATTGTGATGCCCAAATCACGATAGGCCTCGTTCCCGGCTCACCAATGCAACCGCTGAACCTGAGCGGGTCGATGGTCAAGTATCGAGACCGTTACAAGGTCACGGGTTTCAGCATCGACAAGTCGGGCATAACGGGGAAGGGGATGCGCTGGAAACTCCGTCAGGAGATAACGCGAATCGTTCGAAGCAAGCGAGCAAACCCCGGTGGGACCCTAGCACGGATTGACGTTGAATCTGTCGGCGAAGGCCAGAACCTCGAGTCCAACCCGCCCTACTGGACGGTGGAAGTCATGGTCATAACGAGTCGTTATGAAACAACAAGTTAGGAGAACGAAAACATGAGTTACCCGATAGGTGGAGAAGAAGCAAACGTCGTCTACATGGCCGAGTCAGTCTACGGAGTCCTACCAGCAGCTCCTCGGACGTGGCTGTGGATCGGCGTGATTGACAGCGTTGAGCCAAGCCTTGACCCGAGTCTACTGAAGTTGAGGGGCGCTGGCAGCAGGTATGTGGCGTATCTTAAGCAGGGCCTGCGCAAGGTCGATCTGAAGCTTAGTTACCTGTATCAGGACAAGGGTTTTCTGAACGCGATCATGCAGGGTCTGCCTGTGGGCAGTGGCATGCCGCTCAGCGTCGAGGTCTTCTGGAACAAGATCACTGACGGGACCGTGCAGGTTTCCTTGGTTCACACTGGCTTTCTGCAGGACCAGGTGAGCATCTCAGGCAAGGTGGTCTCAGGCGAAGACACAGAAGTGATGGTGGCAGTGCAGGGCATGGCACAGGACGTCGACCTTCGCACCACGCATCCGACCGGAACTAACAATTATCCCGCGCCGCCGGTGACTGCGCCGAAGTTGACGAGCGATTGCTCGATTGAGATTCCGACCGCGTCGCCGCTTGAGGTCTTCAGCGAATTCAATTTAACGATCAAGAACAACTTGAAGCGCCACGCGGTCATCCGTAGCACGAATGGGAAGTTGCTGAAGTGGCTGGTCGGCCGGGGCTTCGAGGTTGAACTTGACCTGACGGGGTTCCTGCTGAATGTTGACTTTTTGGCGGGTCTCAAGGCAGACTGGTCGGGTGAGATCACAATCAGGATCGGGACTGACGTCTACACGCTGTCCGGTTGCTCATATGATGCTACGAGCATTCCAGGCAAGGTTCAAAGCGAGACTCCTGAGAAGGTCAAGTTCGTCGCGAAGAGCTTGGCGATCACGTAGGTGAGATACGATGGCTACAGAGACTGTTGAGGTTGATGGAAGATTCGGGATAGAGTACCAGGGAAAATACGTCTTTCGCGAGATTACGTGGGCGAAACGTAGCCGCATCCTGCAGAAGTACACGAAGTATCATCCAACGACGGGGCAAATAATCAGCACTGACATTCTCCAAATTCAGGCAGAGACCATCATGGCGTCGTTGACGGGCCAGCCTGAAACCCATCCTTTGACGCTTGCGAAGCTTCTGGACGAAGAGCAAGGCATCCCCATACAGCTCGGAGAAACGCTTTCAAAGGTGGTCAATAAACTCAACTCCCTGAGCGGTGAGGAGACGGGTTTTTTATCCGAGCCATCCGAACCGAGCAACCGCACTCAGGCCTTACCGAGTTCCGTCTCATCAAAGAGTTCGGTTGGACCCACACCCAACTTGCCAAGCAACCAGCCCGACAAATAGAGGCAGACCTCGTAATTCTGAGGGAGATAGACAGGGTGGAGAACGAGAAAAAGCGGAAAGCTGAACTGGAGGGAAAAAGACGTCTATAGAAGTCTCATGCGACGTTGAAGGCGTTGAAGAGTTTCAGGCCGCGATGTTGACCTTTGATTCGGCTATGCAGGATCAGGTGTACCGTTTTCTGGCCAGCTGGGCCGCTGACGTCAAAGCATCAGCAATGCGGAACGCGCCTGTGCGGACGGGCCATTTGAGGAGCACGATTTACGCTGAGGTCCGGGACTGGGTGGTTGAGCTGGGAGCTGACGCGACTTACTCTCTGTTTGTGGAGTTGGGCACGCGCTACATGATGGCGAGGCCTTATCTCTTCCCGGCGATCCAGGAGCATCTGCCAATGCTTGAAACAGTCATCTTGGCAGCGATTGACGCGGCGAAAGCGGAGGCGGGAGTATAAGCTTCCGAGAGATCTCAATCGCCGTTAGGGCTGAGAACAGGGCGTCCTACGTTTTCCGCGCAGTCGCCATGGACGTCATGCACCTGGGCTACTCGTTCGGACTGCTGGATTCGCAGGCGGGGCGACTTGTCAGTGGGATCATGGCGGCTGTTCATCTCATGCTCACCCTGAAAGCCTCGCTAGGCGTGGCGACTGCCGGCCAGATAGCGCACACGGCAGCTACTGAGGCAGGGATAGGTGCTCAAACCACTTTCGCGATCGCTACGTCGGGCGCGGTGACTGTCCAAACTGCGCAGACCGCTTCAACGGAAACGGGAGTGATAGCTTTGGTCGCTCACAAGGTCGCAATGTACGCCTCCGCGGCTGCGCACGGGGTCTACGCCGCTGCTGTTGCCTTCTGTGGTATTGTTCAAAACGCCCTAAACATCAGTACCGTGGCCTTCTTGGCTTTGACGGTTGTGGGCATCGCTGCTGTCGCAGCTGCGGCAGCCGTCATGTGGAAATTTGCTGACAGTTTGAATGCTGCTACAGCTGGCCTCAACAATTACAATGAGGCTGCAGCGCGCGCGCCCAGCGCTGGTCGATCTGTGCAGCGGTCAGGAGAGTTGATTCTCTACAGTAAGGGGGTTGAGGTTCCATAGCCGTAGCGTGCCCTGTGGCCGCCGTCGTTCTGGGAAGCGTGACGCCTCCTCAAGCTGACATAACCAAACTTGAGGTGACCTTAGGGTGTACGACGGAAGTGAGCACCTTTGAGTTGTGGCTGCAGAATTGGGACAAGAAGTACAGTCCCTCCGGCACATACCCACTTATCTTGGGCTCGGACGGGAGCATCAGTCTGGGCCGTGGGGCTAACTGTCCGCCGCTCATCACCCTACGTATGGAGAAGGTGACGTTTCCCTCAACGCCGAACGAGCATTATGCATACATCTCTGGGCGTTGCTGGGGCGAGAAGCTGTTTAGGAAGAGGGTAACAACAAAGTACGTCAGCAAGAAGGGCGAGTTCATTGTCAAGGATCTCATCGACAATTACGTTGGCCTGGGCCACGTGCGTAGCGCGGTCGAGTTGATTGAGGATACGAGCACGACCTATAACCTGCTTAAATACAATGATACGCCGGTCTGGGATATCCTGCAGTACATCGCCTCAACTGCTGATTTGGGCGGCGTCATCGGCTATGACTTCAGGGTGGCCCCGGACGGGCTTTTCGAGTTTTTCCCCTTGAACAGCAAAACCAGCCCAGTTAGTTTGACGGACGTGATTGAGAGTAGCGAGTATGGTGGCGACATCTTTCGGAAGAAGAACAAGATCACGATCTATGGAACTGCTGACAAACCGAACGAAAGTACAAGGGATCTCGCCACGGAGATGGTGACGCCCTACATTGGATCTGAAGTCGATCAGGTAAGCGCGGCAGGGCAGAAGAATCTCTACGTCGGCTCAACGGTCGGGTTTGCGATAGGCATGCGGATCGCCATAATGCAGGGGCCATACTACGAGATCAATGAGGTCGCTGGAGGCGTATTGAACGACTACCTGATCATGACTGAGAACCTGGCCCACACTTACAATGTTGCAGCAGGCGTCTTCAGGGTGCCAGGATGGGGGCCACAGAACAGCACGATCTCAGCAGAGAGCACCATCAAGGTCGTGGGCAGCAGAAGCGTGAAGGTTGCTACGCCCATCGACGCTGGTGAGTTCGGCGCCATGTACGTCAATGAGATCCTTGTGGACGCGGAACTCTATCCTGAGATCCGCTTTAAACTCTACGCGACCAGGGCCTCCAGCGGGTACGTGCGGGTTTGGGATTCGGCTTGGAAAACCGCTATGACAACCTTCAGCCAAGTTGTCGCCGATGGGAGGTTCCATCATCAGGTAATTAACGCTGGAAGTGCCAGTGAAGAGGCTTGGCAGGTTGAAAGCGGCTTCGACTGGACCTTGATCCGGATCACGGAGGTAGGACTGAACAATCCAGGTCTGACGGACCCCGCGACCACATGTTACGTTGACGGTTTATACTGGAGTGGGAGACGTTACTCCTACACAAAGCAGGCGCCCTCAGGTGATTTGAGGGAATTCGTTGACACCGATCAGGAATTGGCCAGTGACTATGAGTGCCAGTTGAGGGCTGAAGCCATGTACGACTACTACAGTGGTCCGGCAGTCAGTTCACCGATTGGCAGCACCGTGATTGATTATGGGACCACGCCCATTTTGCCTGGAGACAAGATCCACGTCGTCCTGCCAAACGAGAACGTTAGCGCGGATTTTCGCATCGAGTCAGGCGTGAAGTACGCCTACGACGGGAGAACCACTGAACTTAGCATAGACTTCGTGGTGGGACGCCAGCCCAGACTCTACGCTGACTACATGTACCGGTTGAGCAGCAAACAAGATTATCTCGTTCGCCACAGCATGGGAAGCCTAGGGAGGGTTGGGGGCCTGTCTCCACGTTGAATGAGGCTATTTTCGGAGTTTCTTCAGGGCTTCGACTTCTTCCTCTAGATGTTGTATCTGCTTTTGGTCGATGCAGGAGAAGTACGCTATCAGGACGCCGCAGAAGCTCAGAAGTACCGCAAAGGAGAGGATATTCAGGGCGTATCCTGGAATGTTGGGAATGTTGCTCAGAGACGCGTAGCCAAAGGTGGTCAGCGCAAAACCTATTGCGTACACGATTAGGACCATCTCTCTTGATCCGATGTTTTCCATCATCTTTCTTCCTCGATTATCTTTTCGGTTCGTCCTTTAAAAGGCTTCTCAGGGAAGGGGTTTCGGCTTGAGTAAGCGTTTGTCGAAGCAACTGAAGGCTTTGGGTGTCGGTGATTTGATCTGTGCGGAGTGGTATGATGCGAGCACGGGGAAGGCCAGGACTACTGGCATGGCGATCGACGTGCCTGTCAAGAGTTGGGGCGTTTACCTGGGGATTTTGGGTGAAAAGAGTAGGCATCTGGTACTTGCGCAGAACGTCATCAAGTTTTCCGTCGGCGTGTATGACGTGGATTATACTGCTGTTCCCTTGTCGTGGGCTACTCACGTGACGGTCGTTGGGCCGGGGTGTGTGGACCCAGTTATCGCAAAGCAACTGCTTGAGAGCTTCGCGTCCGGCCGCCTTGCGGGCGTAGCGATTGGCCGAAACGAGCTTCGCCACGGGCGCATGCACATGTTTCAGGAGCACCGGGGCCATGCGTGATCCTGTGCGGCGCGCACTCATGAGGCGACGCCAGAGCCGCCAGCAGGCCGTTGCCGAGGAGGCTGATGAACGCTTGGTGTTGGCTGTAAAGTTTGCGATGGTCATGGTTGCCTGCCTCACAGCATTGGAGATCACTTACCTGACGGTTTTGCACGCCTGGAGCAGCGAGATCTTCGCCGCCATTACCGGCCTGAGTGGCTCGATTGTCGGGATCTTTTTGGGCAAGAAGGCGGGCTGATGTGGCGTGAGGCGGAGAGATAGGCTGGTTTCTTTGGTTCAGAAGCATCGAATGTGCGCAAGGCGAGATATGCAGAAGGTTCGGCTCAAGTTACTGCGGAATCTGGAGAAGGATTTTGACATTGCGCGAAAGTACGCTCAGTCGAAGGATTCTAAGATCACTCCCAAGCAGAAGCAGTCGTGGATGAGAGTGATGACGTACACTGCCCAGGTCATGAACAGCATCGCCCAGACTTTTGATGAGGCCGAAATTACGAAGGATTTGGAAAAGTTGGAGAAGATGATCCGTGAAGCAGTGGCAACGGACAAAGATGGATCAGTTGCGCCATGAGGCTGAGGGTTTTGTGGCTGCCAGAAGCCGAGAGATCCCGGAAGAGTTCCCGGCCTTCTGTCAGAAGAACCTCAAACTGACGCTCACGACCTACCAGGTGCACGGCGCCGAGTTGATCGACAAGTATGACAGTGTGGCGTTGCGATGGAGTAGACAGAGCGGCAAGAGCCACATGGTGGGCGCGAAACTTCTGCATATGGGACTCTTGCATAAGGGATTTCAAGTCGGCGTTGTGGGGCCCTCGTGGCGCCAGACCAAGATCACCATTCGAAAAATAAACGGTTTTCTCTCAAAGCTTCCAAGAGGTACCTGTCGGAAACAGCAGGCTACGATGGTCAACCTGTCCAATGGGAGTTTGATTCAGGCTTTTCCCTGCAATCCTGACACGATCCGGGGCTTTACCCTTGACGTTGTGTACGCTGACGAGTACAATTACATTCCCCAGGACCAGGAACTGTACGATGCTATCGTCTTCACATTGGCAACGACGAATGGCAAGTTTGTGTGCTCGAGTACGCCTGGCAGCGCGGATAGCATGTTTTGGAAGTTCTTCAACAGGCCCCAATACGCGCACTTTGCAAGAGACCATGTGACCTGCGAGATGGCGCTGGAGCCGAATGGGCCTCTGCGGCGGCGCAAGTACGAGCAACTGAAGGTGGAGTATGCTGATGACCAGTTCCGTTGGCAGCGGGAGATGATGGCTGAGTGGGCTGAGGATGAGGCTGTTTGGTTGCCGCTGAGTTTGATAACTAAGTGCCAGGATGCGGTGCTCGAGTTGTGGGATGCAGAGGGTGCTGGCCGCAGCGGGCGCTTTTTCGGCGGCTTGGACTTCGGGAAGGAGCAGGATTATAGCGCTTTCGTAGTGGTTGAGCTTGTCGAGGGCAAGTTTCTGCTCCGGCACATCAAGGTCTGGCCTCTAGGTACCAAGTACGCGAGCGTGATCGGCTATGTGAAGGCCCTTGTGGACCGGTGGCCCA